ACCAAAATCTACACGCGCCTGAGTGGCGCTGGTGCGCACGTCCATTCCGATGGCGCGCAGGTCTGAAACGATGGTGGCTTCCTCCAGCTTGCCCCGCCGAAACAGGCGCAGAATGCGGCCAGGAAACTGCGGCTGAACCGCCCATCGAAATGACAGCCACAGATACCTGTCGCATGGATGCCCCAACTGGCTGCATCCCATGTGAGGGCGCGGCGGTTCGGCATGTGCCTCGTAGTATTTGTCAATCAGATTTTGTATGCTATTCTCGGGCTCTGGAATTCGCATGCGACTCTCTCCTTCAAGGTGGTTGGCGCGGCCTTGCAAAAAGGCCGCGCATTTTTTTGACCTACTTTTTCGCCCAAGGCGGCGCAGCCTTGGCAGGCGCCGCTGCCGCAGGCGCTGCAGCTGGATTTGCCGCAAAAGACGGCGGCGCACTACCGCCAATCGCCTTGAATCCCTTGACCTCGTTCTGCGCCGCGTATTGCTCGGTCGCGGGGCGGATGTCGAGCTTGATTTGCAACGTGCCGCCGATCAGTTGATCGGTATCCGTCACTCTTGACAGCCCGATGCTTCGCATCAGATCGGCAAGTTGCTGGCGGCCGATTTCCTCGGCCTTCGCGCTGGCGTTTTTGATGTTGAGATTGCCGAACACCACGCGGCCCTGATGCGTCGGCCCGGTAATGTCATATCGCACTTTGATGTATTGGCCCGAACCGTCTTTTGTCGGCATCAAGTCAGCTTTGTTAATAGTGGCCGTGTACCAGCCGGGGGGAAGCGGATCAAAGCTGCCGTTTCCTTGCGGCAGTTCGTTGATGTCATAGGTTTGTCCCAGGAATGCCATGATGATTACTCCTTAGTGATGGTGAAAGATGGGCGGCCAGGCTTGGCCGTGATTGCCGCAGCAAGCGGCTTGGTGATGGATTCGTCGGCGGCTTTCCACGCCGCCATGTTGATTTCAGGCTTCCAGCGGAAAAGGCTTGAAAGATGCTCGGTCAAGCCAAACTCAGCGGCCAGTTCCTGCACTTTTTCGCCGTCAACCTTGCGATCAATGCGCTGCACGATCTTGACAACGTAGCCATCAGCAGGCTTGACAGTGACAGTCCCGTCTTTGGTGGCGTCAAGTTCCATTGCTGCAATCATCCGGTCTTCGCACTCGCGCCGCCTAGCGATTGCCGCCGCTTCATCGGCCTTTGCCTGTAGCCAAGCATCAGCCCATACTTGCATTGCGTTCATCATTTCCCTCCAATCTTTGCGATGATCGCGCCAAGGTCTGGCGCTTCCCATGCCGCCAGCTTCCCGCTTCGGTCTTTCGCCAGCCACAGCCCATCGCTGTCGCACATCAGCGCCCGCTGCGTCACGCCTTCGCTGTCTTTTTCAACCCGTAGTGCCAGAACCTCATCTACAAAATAGGGCAAAGACTGCCCAGTTTTGTTGCCAGGCATAGATGGCGCATACAGCACGCGGCCCATTTCGTCCTGCATCTTTTCCAACTTCGCGCTCATGTAGACATGCACGCCAGGCAGATCGCGGAAAGACCGGATGATGTCCGCCATCTGCTCCTGCATGGCGCCGTAGGCCTGGCGCGGGTCTTTGGTCGCCTTCTTCTCCGCGTTGAGCACAACTTCCGCAATCTCGCTGATGCTGTCCAGCGCCACCGACTCAAAGCCTTTTGCCTCATCTGATTGCGTCAGCCATGTGTACGCTTCGCGCAGTGTCTCCATGTCAGTGATTTCGATGTACGGCAAGTTGGCGTCCTGAATAGACAGCAATCCCCCTTCCGCCGACAATACGATCGGATGTGGCAGCGTCTTGATCAGTGACGTTTTGCCTGCGCCCGCCTGACCGTAAACGATCATCTTGACGCCATTGGCAGACAGGCTGCCGGTCGTTTTGACATTGATAGCCATGATGGCTCTCTCCTTCTTGCTTGCTGCGCCTTCGGCCAATTCCGTTCGCGCAGTGGTTGCACTATAGGACATTGCGCCGTAGGATGTCAACATCCTAATGTGCATTTTTAGCAATGAGGTGTTAAATGTTGACGCTTGAGCAAATCAAAGAAGCACTGCAAGATCGCAGAACGAAGGTGGTGGCGGAGGCCACCGGGCTGCACCTGAACACCGTGCGAGATGTGCGCGACAACCCAAAAGCTAACCCGACATACCGGGTCATGTTGGCGCTGTCGAGGTATCTGGAAGGCAACGTGGGAAAAAATCATGGCTGATCTCACGTCAATTCTTGGCGGCCCGTGGGCACCGCCGCCAGAAAAGCGCATCGCCACACCGGAAAATCAGCTGCGCACCGCTATGGTTGAGGCTGGGCTGGAACCCCCGGACACAATCATCATGGACGGGAAGATTCATCGCTTCAGATCGGGCACAAAGGGCAGCGGAAACAAAGGCGGGGATAAGCCTGGCTGGTATATAGCGTTTGGTGATGGGATACCGGCAGGCCGCTTCGGTTGCTGGCGCATGGGTTTTGAATCGCCTTGGCGCGCAGATGTTGGGCGCAACCTGACCCCAGCCGAGGAGATGGCCCATGTCCGGCGCATCGCCGAGGCAAAGGCCGTCAGAGACGCAGAACTCGAGCGCCAGCATGAGGTGGCTGCTGCAACGGTTGACGCCATATGGCAGCAGGCCCAGGCGGCGCACCCTGATCATCCCTACCTTGCACGAAAACATATTGCGCCGCATGGCGCGCGCGTGACGGGAGATGGGCGTCTGGTAGTGCCTTTGTATGGGCAGGACGGCGCCCTTTCCAGCCTGCAATACATCAACCATGACGGGGGCAAGCTCTATCATCCGGGCGCTCAAACAGGGGGCAAGTTTTGGATGCTGGGCACCTTAGACGATCCTGGCACGCTTTACGTTGCCGAGGGTTTTGCCACAGCAGCCACCATCCACGAGACAACGGGCAGACCGTGCGTTGTCTCCTATAGCGCCAGCAATTTGGTGCCAGCGACCGGCATATTGCGTGAGATGTATGGCGCTACACAGGATATTGTGATCGTGGCTGACAACGACGCTTCCGGGGTAGGACAACGCTATGCGGAGCAGGCTTCGGCCAAGTTCGGTGCGCGCGTTGTCATGCCGCCGATCGAGGGGATGGACGCGAATGATTATGTGCAGGCAGGGCACGATTTGGCTAGCTTGCTGTTGCCGCCTGACGATGATTGGTTTATTTCAGCCGACGAATTCGCTTCAAAGCCAGCCCCAATCTCTTGGTTGGTCAATCGCTGGGTGCAGGATCAAGCGCTGATGATGGTTCACGGCCCGTCAGGGGGCGGGAAAACATTTGTGGTGCTGGACTGGTGTTTGCGCATGGCATCTGGAACGCCGGAATGGCATGGACACGAAGTAAAGCCCGCTCCTGTGATCTACCTAGCAGGTGAAGGACACCACGGGCTGAAAGGCCGGATCGCGGCATGGAAGCATCACCATCGTGTCGAGCGCCTATCCATGTGGCTGTCCAAGGACGGATGCGACCTCAACACACCAGCGGGCTATCTCAAAGTAGTCGAGCATGTCAGGCGGTTGCCAAGCAGCCCGAAGCTGATCGTGGTTGACACGCTGCACCGCTTTCTGGCTGGCGACGAAAACAGCGCGCAAGACGCAAAGACCATGCTTGACGCTTGCAACAACCTGATGCGCGAGTTTCGATGCAGTGTGATTTTGGTGCATCACACCGGCGTGTCGGATGAGGCCCAGCACCGGGCGCGCGGATCAAGCGCTTGGCGCGGCGCGCTGGATATTGAGATCAGCATTATGCCGGGTAAGGATGGCGCGCCCATGCAAATCGTGCAGCGCAAATCAAAAGACGCAGAATTGGCGCAGACGGTTAATGTGGAACTGCAGCAAGTCATTATCCCCGGCTGGTTTGATGATAATCATCAGCCCGTTACATCAGCGGTCGTTGTTGAAGCAGCGGCGCCTGTAGCTGCCAAAAAAGAAAGCAAAATCAATATTCACCGGAAAACATTTGAAAACGCTTGGTGGCATTCTGGTGCCGAGGAACGCGATGGGCGCCCTTATCTTAGCCGGTCGGCGATGCTCGAATACTTGACGCAGAAGATGGGCTTCAGCGAAGAATCTGCAAAGGTCTATATCAAGCCAGGCTCCACCGGAAAACCCATTGCAGACTTGCTTACAGCCGAAATCATCGAGGCATTCGAGCATGGCTGGGTGGTCATTGACGCCGTGCAAGCAAGCTCGATGCTGATCCGCAAGTCGGAGCGCTGAGCTGAGTTATCCACAGACTTATGCACAAAATCCATGAACGGAACAACGGAACGGAACGGAACAAAACGGAACTTGTTCCGGGGGGCAAGGCAGCGGAAAACGGAACAACGGCACTCCCCCTTTCTATAGAAGGGGAGTTCCGTTTGTTCCGTTCCGTTGCGGGCAACAGTTTTCGTGTTGTGAGGGTGTTAGAAGGTGCCTAAAAATTAGGCATGGCTTG